GCGGTTTAGTTTCACCACGAAACGAATCGCGCAGTCATGACTAAGGCTGGAAAGGCTCAAAAAGGGCGTCTAAAGGTCATTACAGACACGAATCGGGAAGCATCGGGATTCTTTCCACCTGTGGGCTCAATTATCGGCTCTACGCTGCCGAGAATCGCCTCAAAGCCTTCAAATTTGCCGTCTAAGGGTCAAGAAATGATTGATTTTGCCAACAGCATCGGAATGAAGCTGATGCCGTGGCAAGAATGGCTGGCAATTGAGAGCCATCGCGTCAAGCCCGATGGTCGTTGGTTAAATTCTCAGATTTGTGTCGTGGTTGCGCGGCAATCGGGAAAGACAACTTTTCAGATCATGCGGGCTTTGACGGGTTTGTTTTTGTGGAATGAGCCGCTACAAATTGGCACAGCTCATCGCTTGACGACATCGCTTGAAACTTTCAGGCACATGGTTTCGATTATCGAATCAAATGCTGTCTTGCGATCTCAGGTCAAGCGCATCAGGTGGGCTCACGGATCGGAAGAAATCGAGTTGCTCAATGGCAATCGCTACATGGTCAAGGCAGGTGGCGCGGCTGCTCGCGGTATTTCAAGACCTGAAACGATTTTCCTTGATGAGCTTCGCGAAATGAAAGACCTTGATTCGTTCGCCAGCTTGCGTTATACCGCGATGGCTTCCAAAAATCCGATGGTCATTGCCCTGTCGAATGCGGGAGATCAGCATTCGGTCGTTTTGAATCAATTGCGCGAACGCGGTTTGGCAGCTGCCGCGGGTGCAAGCGATGAAATCGGTTATTTTGAATGGTCAGCTGCAACCGATGACATTAGCGATGTTGAAAATTGGAAAGCTGCAAACCCTGCACTTGGCTACACAATCCACGAAGACAACATCAGGGCTGTGCTTAATGATCCACCTGATGTCGTTCGCACCGAAGTGCTTTGCAGGTGGGTTGCGACAATTTCCAGCGCAATTCCGCAAGATGCTTGGAACGATTGCGGCGAAGATGATTTGCAGCTTGATCCGCTTGCACCAACTTGGCTTGGCTTGGACTTCTCGCCCGATCGTAGATCAGCGGCGTTGGTTGCAGCTCAAAAAATGACCGAGGATCGCTTTCAAGTCAGGCTTTTGCATACTTGGACAAATCCTGTCGCCCTAGACGATAGAGCCGTTGCAAATGATGTTGCGACCTATGCCCGAAAGTATGCAACCGAAACCGTGGCGTTTTCACGGCGCACAGCTGCCGCGTCAGCAATGAGATTGCAACCCGCTGGCATTGGAATCACCGACATTGATGGCGCAATTTATGCACAAGCGTGCGATGAACTTCTCGGCGCAATTACTTCGCGCAGACTTCGGCACGGCAATCAACCTGAATTGACATCGCAAGTTTTATCAGCTGCACGACTTAGAATGGGCGACACAGGTTGGGTCATAGGTCGCAGAGCTTCTCAATCCACGGTCACAGCTTGCGTGGCAATTGCGTTGGTTAGCCATTTTGCGACACGCCCATCAACAGAGATTGACATTTTGGTCGGATAGTGCTCAAACGCGCGGGAGAATCCGCGCATGGCAATTCGTGATTGGTTTATCACCGCGCCGCAACAGGCTGCCCAAAAAAGTGATGATCACTTAGACATTGCGGCAAGTCTTGCGCCGCTTAACACAATCAACAGCCTATCAGGATTCTTGCTGACACCAATTACGGCGACACGCGATGAGGCAATGGCTGTGCCCACAATAGCTCGCGCAAGAAACATCATTGCGGCTTCAATCGCATCAATCCCGTTGCACATCATTGACGAATCGACCGGTCAAGAAATCTATCCACCGCGAATCATCAATCAACCTGACAAACGCGTCACAGGTTATTCAGCTTACAGTTTCATCGTTGAGGATTTGCTTTTCTATGGCGTCGCCTATCTTCAGATTATGGAACTTTATGCTGACACAGGTCGCATTCGTGACACACAAAGAATCGCACCTGATCGCGTGCAAATCATCACAAACGCAATGAGCACCGAAATCACAGGATACCGCGTCGATGGAATGGTTGTGCCAAATCAAGGCGTCGGATCACTTGCTGTGTTTAATGGAATTGATGAGGGTTTGTTAAATCGTGCTGGAAGAACAATCAAAGCCGCATTCGCACTTGAAAAGGCTGCCACAATATATGCGCAAGAGCCTTATCCAACGATGGTTTTGAAATCTTCTGGCACAGCTCTTCCCGCCGATCGCATTCGCGCGCTTTTGGATAGCTGGAAAGTTTCACGACAGCAACGGAGCACGGCATTCTTGAACGCCGACATTGAATTGCAATCTGTTGGCTACGATCCCAAATCGTTGCAGCTTAATGAAGCCCGCGAACAAGTTTCGACCGAGCTTTGCCGCGCAATTGGTTTGCCTGCATATTACGCCGACGCAAACACAGGCAGCTCAATGACTTATTCAAATGCAACACTTGCCCGTCAATCGCTTTTTGATTTCTCGCTGCGAAATTTTGCGCGTGCAATTGAAACACGATTGTCAATGCCTGATTACACGCCCGCTGGACAGACCGTGCGCTACGACTTAGACGATTACTTGCGCGGATCAGCAAAAGAGCGCGCCGAAGTTTATGAAATACTCAATCGCATTGGCGCAATGTCAATCGAAGAAATCCGAGAGGAAGAAGACCTAATCCGATGAAACTATCAATTCCCATTCAATTAACCGCGGCAGATTCAGAGCGTCGATTGATTTCAGGTCGAATCGTCACTTGGAATGAAGAAGGCAACACGAGCGCGGGTCGCACCATGTTTCAAGCTGGATCAATTGCGCCACGAAATGTGAAATTGCTTTTGGAGCACGATCGCACACGCCCAATCGGTCGCGTCGTTGAAATGACGGAAACACCACAGGGAATTGATGCAACTTTTAAAATTGCAAACACCACAGCTGGAAGCGACGCGCTGGAAGAAGCGCAAACACAATTGCGCGACGGATTTTCTGTTGGAATTTCTGTTGAGGCATGGGATAACAAAAACGGCGTTTTGGTCGTGTCAGCTGGCAAGCTCGATGAAGTCAGTTTGGTCGCCGAGCCCGCCATTGACAGCGCAAGGGTTTTAGATGTAGCCGCGTCTTATGACGATGAAGAAGAAAAAGAAAAAACAGAGAATTCCGAATCAATCGATTCTGGAACAACCGAAGAACAAGGAGAAGACGAAGTGGAAAACACCGTCACAGAGCAGGCAGCACCCGCCGAAACGGTGGAAGCTGCTTTGACTTCAAATTCGGCTGCAACTCAGCCGAAGTTTTACACCGCGCCACGAATTGAATTGACAAAAGTCAAATATCTTGAAAACACAATTCGCGCGGCACTTGGCAGCGAAGAAGCCCGCATTTATGTGAAGGCAGCTGACGACGCCACAAACAATCCAGCAATGTTCCCGACCCGTCAATTGACAGAGGTTTGGAATCCGCTTGGAACAAATGTCAGAGGTTGCGTCGATGCACTAAGCAAAGGACAGCTTCCTGATGCAGGGCTTACTTTCGAAATTCCAAAAATCACACAGCTACCATCTGTCACCGAAGAAGCCGAAGGCGGCGCGGTTGCCGATGTGAATGTCAATAGCGAGTTCATCTCGGTGTCTGTCAAAAAATTCAGCGGTAGTCAGGTATTTTCTGTGGAGCTCCTCGACAGAAGTTCGCCCGTCTTTCTGAACGAGTTGCTCTTGACCATGGAGCAGGCATATTCCAAGGCAACGACCGAATATGCAAACGATCAGCTTGTCGCTGGTGGAGCACTTAACGCAACAGCTCGCGCAAATGACAAGGAAGCGTTGCTTGCATATGTTGCAAGCGGAAGCGCGGCTGTCTATGCAGCAACAAAAGGTTTCGCAAGAAATCTAGTTGTTGCACCTGATCAATGGGCAAATATCATGGGCTACAACGATTCAGGTCGCCCAATTTACAACGCAGCCGCACCACAAAACGCGGGCGGAAATGTCACACCAACATCATTGGTCGGCAATGTTGCAGGTCTAAATCTTTATGTTGATGCCTATAAGACAGGATCAGGCGACAACTCAATGTTCGTCATCAATCCTGATGCTTACACTTGGTATGAATCACCACGCGCAAACCTTCGCGCAAATGTCATCGCCACAGGTCAAGTTTCTGTGCTTTATTACGGTTTCGCCGCACTTGCCACAAAAACAGGCGCGGGCTGCAACCGTTTCAACTTCACCTAAGCCGATTAACTAATCATCGATCAGTTGCGCTCCCGTAGCTGATCGAGCAGAATCGAAAGGAACGCTCATGCCAAACATCGTCAGCGCGCAAGACTTGCGCACCGTGCTTGGCGTGAGCGTTTCGCTTTATCCTGACAGCTATCTTGACGACATCATCAATTCGGCTGAAGCTGTTGTTTTGCCGATGTTGGTTGCCAATTCGTCAGCGGTTGCAATGTATGAGATCGAAAATAACATTCTTTACATCTACACCGTGAGAGCTCACAAATTTGTCACAGGTCAAAGCGTGCAACTTAACAATTGCGACGCTTCCATTGACGGCACTTACACGGTCACCGCGGATTACACACATTCGCCCTATGTTTTTACAGCTGCAAAAGTCACAGCAAATGTGACGCTTCGCGCCGTCATTCCAAACGGATCAGCGACATTGGTTGGCAAATCTGCCGCCGATATTTATGCAAACAATGATGCTGTTGAGAATGCTGTGATTATGACTAGCTCTGAAATTTTCCAAGCCAAAACCGCCGCGGGCAATTCCATCGATGGCGTTGATTTCCAAGTTTCACCGTGGCGCATGAGCCGTCAGCTATTGACACGCGTTTCAGCTTTGCTCGCGCCATTTTATGAAGTCGAATCGATGTGTCAGTAATGCCATCAACAATTCAAACAAGTGTCAGAGATACGCTTCAAAGCGCGCTGTCAAGCGTTTCGGCAAATGTTTATGATTCTGTGCCTGAAGCTGTGATTCCACCATTTTGCGCGCTAGTTCCGAGCGATCCTTATCTTCAACCAAATCTCATTGGCAAATCGACAATCAAGGTTCAAATCAATCTTAGAATCACGGCAGCTGTTGCCTATATGTCAAACAGCGCATCGCTGGACAACTTGGAGAAGCTACTCATCAGCATTCTGGCGGTTATACCGTCAGGCTACAT